GAGTACGGCAACGCTGCCCTGCTCACCCGCAAGCTGGGTCTGTTCTCGCTGTCTGACGTTGATCCGGCTGCTGCCGACATCATCGCCTACAACATGGCTGACTCGCTTGATGCGGTTGCCATGACTGAGCTGCGTGGTGGCACTAACGTGCGCTACGCCCGTGATGGCTCTGACACTCCTGCTGCAACCAATCAGGTTGAGGCGACGGACACGATCGCCCTGACGGACGTTCGTTTCTGTGTGTCGAAGCTGCGTGCGGGTCTTGCAGTTCCGCGCCAGGGCTCGCTCTACGCGGCCTACATTCACCCTGAGGTTTCGCACGATATTCGTAGCGAGACGACGGGTGGGGGTTTCCAGGATCTCCACAAGTACGACGCTTCGGAGAACTTCTGGCCTGGCTTCATCGGTACGATTGATGGCGCGTACTTCATTGAGACGCCGCGCATGTACAACGCTACCGATGGCGCTTCCTCGGCTCGCGTGTTCCGCACGATCATCGTTGGCAAGCAGGCGCTTGCTGAGGCTGTCGCGGAGGAGCCGCACACCATTGTTGGTCCTGTGACTGACAAGCTCATGCGTCACCGCCCTCTGGGCTGGTATGGCGTCCTCGGGTGGAAGCGTTACCGCGAGGCTGCACTCTGGCGCATTGAGTCTTCCAGCTCGATCAACGCCTCTTAATAACTGACGTACCTGTAGGGCCACTCATATGACGGGGTGGCCCTACAGGCGTTGGAGGGACTTATGGCTTGTAGGACCGGATGTATCACGAAAGACCATGCCTCTTATGGGGAGTGCCTGAGATCGGCCTCTCTGCGAGTGGGTTGGGGTAAGTCACACCTGGGCATTGACCGGACCAGGGAACGTGGCAAGCAGGCTGAACTGGATCTGTACAAGACCGCAAGGTCGGCAGGGATTCAGCCTGCGACAACAAGGACTCCCGATATCCGTAAGGCGATTGAGATATCGGAGAAGGCAGGCGCTGCCTTTGATGCAACAAACAACACCTTCAGCAATGGTGCCCATTACAGCCCTAAGACGGGGCAGGTAGTTCAATTCTAAGGAGTACAGGTGGCGAACGCTGTCTTCCCTAAGGCCAAGGAAGGCTTCCTTGATGGAAGCATTGACCTGGATACGGCCTCTATCAAGGTTGCCCTGGTTCGGGGTTACACCTATAACGCTGCTCACGATTTCGTGGATGATGTGACGGGTGCTGGTGGCACTCTCCATGCCACGTCTTCTGCGCTGTCTAGCAAGAGTGTGACGAATGGCGTGTTTGATGCCGCCGATATCACCTACACCACTCCTGCTACGGACACGAACGATCACAGCCTGCTGATCTACCAGTCTTCCGCTGTGGGTGGTGGCGCTGATGTGGCTGCCTCTAGCCAGCGTGTGATTGCGTGGATTGACACGGGCACGGGTATCCCGATTAAGCCTGCTGGTGGCGACATCACCGTGGTGTGGGATTCGGGCGCTAACAAGATCTTCAGCCTCTGACCTGAATGACCGTTCTTGATGTAACGGAACGCCCAGTATTCAAACTGGGTCCTGAACTTTTCAGGATTGTCTACCCGAGCGGTATCGCCTCGGGTGAGGCTTTCGGCACAGCACAGGCCAATGCATCTGTAACCGCTGAGGGTGTGGCTCCTGCGGGTGCTGTAGGCACAGCCTCCACGACTGCCAGCATTGCTGTCACCGGGATTGATGCAGCCACGGGTGCCGCAGGCACCCCCTCTGCTGTGCTGTCCGTGAACCCGACAGGGATCGCTGGCGCTGGTGACCTGGGTCAGCCTCACTTGGTCACCCAGGTGCGGGTGGATGGCCTGCCTTCAGCGGAAGCCCTGGGGGAACCGACTGCCTTCACGTCGATGAACCCGTCAGGGTTCTCTGCGACCGGAGGTGGACTAGGTACACCATCTTTGACGATGGTGATGTCACCTGAGGGCATTGCTTCTACGGAGGCGTTCGGGGATGCGGACACACTCGCCACCGTGTTCATCATCCCTGGCCCGTTCGATCCGACAAATGATTTCGGTGATGCTGTGGCTACGAAGAAGGGCTGGGTTTTCCGTACCCCGAAGAACACCTACCAATGGAGGCTGTTCAAGGAGTACGAGGGCATCAGCCTGTTGAAGGAAGATGGGGTGTGGTCAGAGGTGGCTCACCCTGACCTTGAGCGCACTCGCGCAGCACAGGTGTATCTGGCTGGTGGTCGTGACCATGTGGTGTCTACCTCGTTGAAATCTGAGCTTGAGGCCTTGGGTTACACGGTGACGGAGGAGTTTGTGACCACGGAGGAGTATCTGTGACGACGTTTGATGAGTTGGCAGACGATGTGCTGTCGATGCTCCGTGGCTATGTGCGTTCGCAGGAGTCGGTGACTGCCCTGAATGGCAGCCTGAACTCGTCTGCGACCACGTTCAACGTGGATAACGGTTCACGCCTGGGTATGGGTCGGGCTGAGATTGATGATGAACTGGTGTACATCGACGCGGTGACGACTAACGCTGTGGCCTTGCAGCCGTGGGGTCGGGCTGTGGATGGCACTACTGCTGCCACCCATGCTGATAACGCCAGGGTCACGTTCAATCCCCTGTTCCCTCGCCACTATGTGAAGCGTGCCATCAACGACACGATTGCTTCTATAGGTGTGGAGTTGAAGGCGAAGGATGTGCATACGTTCACGTTCCTGCCTGCGACGAACACCTATCAGGTGCCTGCGAATGTGAAGGCTGTCAATCAGTTGACGTGGAAGACGGTTGGCCCTTCGGGCCGTTGGGAGACGGTGCGACGTTGGCAGTTGGATCATCAGGCGAATGCGACTCAGTACACGACGGGCAAGACGGTGACTGTGTGGGACAGCATTGTTCCCGGTCGAACCGTGCAGGTCCGGTATCTGAAGGATCCGACCTCTCTGTCCGCTGGTGCGGACACCCTGACAGGGACGGCAGGTTTGCCTGCCTCGTGCCGGGATGTTGTTGCTCTGGGGACGGCTGCCCGACTTGTGTCGTCTGTGGATGTGGCTCTGCTGGATCCCAGTTCGGTACAGGCAGGCTTTTTTGATGAGCGTCGCCAGATTGGGTCTGCGTCGAATGTGGCGAGGACTTTGTATGCGCTGTTCCAGCAGCGCCTGGCTGAAGAGGTAGCTCGTTTCCGTGATGACCTCAACACTCCGATTCACTACCGGAAGTAGGATAGATGCCCCGTAGATATTATTCGTCTACAGCGGTAGCGACGACCCTGTCTGCTTCCGCTAACAATTCGACTACGTCGATTACGGTGACTGCCCTGTCGGGCTACCCGGCTCAGTTCCCCTATACGGCGATCATTGACCCTGACACGGCCTCTGAGGAGGTTGTGACTGTTACTGCTGCCTCTGGCACCACGTTGACGGTGACTCGTGGGTCTGATGGTACGTCTGCTGTGTCTCATAATGCTGGGGCTGTGTTCCGGCATGGGGTGTCAGCTCGGGACTTCGATGAGGCTAATGCCTTCGCTAATGGGGGCGGTGTCGCTAACTCTCTACTTACTGCCAAGGCGTCGATACTCACGGCGACGGCTGCCAGCACTCCTGCCGCCCTCGCGGTCGGCTCCAATGATCAGGTCCTGACGGCTGACTCCTCGACGGCGACGGGCCTCAAGTGGGCCGCGGCCCCTGTCAGCCTGCCGAGTCAGACGAGCAACGCTAACCGCCTCCTAACCACGGACGGCACTAACGCATCGTGGACCAACGTCGCCACCAGCCTGATCAGCCTCGCGCCAGAGGAACGCTTCAACGTCGTGGCCTCAGCGGCTACGGGCACCATCGCCATCAACGTCCTCACGGCAGCCGTCTGGTACTACTCCACTAACGCGACCGCGAACCACACGATCAACTTCCGAGGCGACGGATCGAACACCCTCAGCAGCCTTCTGGCGACGGGTGACGCGATCACGGTCGGCTGGATTATCAATAACGGGACGACGGCTTACTACCCGACGACGATTCAGATTGACGGGTCAGCGGTCACACCTAATTGGCTGAATGGGTCCGCGCCTCCTACGGCGTCGCAGGCTAACCAGACGGCAGGCTTGGACGCGTTCACGTTGACGATCATCAAGACCGCAGCGACCCCGACGTATCGGGTGCTGGGTAGTTGGGCGCAGTACCGCTAATGCCTATCGTGGGGCGTTTCGGGTCGCTTGCCGGGTTGGGATCGCTGATCCTGCCGGGCGGCGCTATGGAGAGCATCGCCACGGTCAGCGTGGGATCGGGCGGTGCGTCGTCAATCTCATTCAGCGACATTCCCGGTGGCTTCCAGCATTTGCAGGTGCGGATCGTCGCTTTGATGAATGGCGCCAATCAAGCCGTCTGGACGCGCTTCAATGATGATTCAGCCGCTAACTACTCGTGCCACTTTCTGTATGGAACGGGTGCGGCGGCTGCGGCTGGGTCCAGACTTTCCGACGGTGGCATTGACGCCATCTTCCAGCCCACCTCAAGCGGCAAGGAGTTCTGTGGAGTCATTGACATCCTCGACTATGCGAACACGAGCAAGCACAAGGTTATTCGCGTGCTTCATGGCTCCGATTCCAACGGC